CAAGAGCAGCACCAGGAAGAACTGCGTTGCTACATAATAATCCTGATGTCTCTGTGATAAATCTATAATTTACATCCCTTACATTTAAATGTTGCCTCACACCAAGTGGTAAACCACCAAAAATGACTTGATAGTGTGATGTTTGTGCTAAATTTGTAAATGTAGGTTTAAAATCTGATATTCTGCGGGGTCTTACCACTCTAAATACCTAAAACTTGTCTTATTATTATTTAGATGGCTTACAAGGGTAAATATCAACCATCTTATCCCCGAAAGTATAAAGGTAATCCCACAAACATAGTTTATAGGTCACTTTGGGAAAGAAAATTCATGGTATACTGTGATAATAATGAAAGAATACTTGAATGGGGTAGTGAGGAAATGTATGTGTGGTATCGTTCTCCTATAGACAATAAACCACACAGATACTTTCCAGATTTCTATATCAAAGTGAAAGAAAGCACGGGTGCAATCAAGAAATATATCATAGAGATCAAACCAAATAAACAAACAAAACCACCAGCAAAACCAAAAAGACAGACAAAGGGTTATCTACGTGAAGCATATGAATACGCAAAGAATCAAGCAAAGTGGAACGCTGCTGATGAATGGTGTAAGGATCGTGGATATGAGTTTAAAGTATTTACAGAGAAAGAGTTAGGTATTAAATATGGCACGTAGAGCAACACGATTATCACCTAAAGCACTACTTAGACTTAGAAAGAAATTAATAGATGAAGGTTTATATAAAGATGATAGACCAGAGGATACTATCGGTAATCGTGTTCGACCAATATCAGATAGTCTAGTATCAATCAAGAATCCTGATGAATTAGCAACAAGAGTAAAAAGTGTGTTGACTGAGGGACCTGTAGTTCCCATACCAGGTTCTTACTATGTGTTTCGATACATGGCGAAAACACCAGAGATTCGTTTCGATTTGAATCCACTAGTTCAAGTCACAGAAGTATTCTCATATGGATTCATAGCATATAACTTTCACTGGGGTAGAAATCGAAAATACACATATCCAGAGGTGCAAGGTGGACTCTATGAAGTGACTGCAGATGAATTAAAAGACCTTGAATTGATACCATTTCAGAATTTCCAGATGAAACCTCCTAAATAGTTAAAAAAATATAGATGGCAAACGTAGAGGGAACAAGTGAATATGGGCAAGTATCAGATAAACCCTCATCTGGTGATCCAACCACTTGGCCTGGTTATAAAAAAGAAGAAGTAAAAGATGAAAATAATACTTACGATACCACTGGTGGTCTTCCAGCAACACTAAGATATCCAAATACTGCCTTAGATGATTCAATGGATTTTTTGGTGATAAGAATATCTGATTTTGTTCCAGCAGGTTTAAATTTAACAGGTTTAGTGTCAGTTGATAATAAGGGTACAGATAATAAAGCCGACGACGTAGTGTCCGCAGGAGCAGATTTACTAGATGATGAAAAAACTCCTTTTCGTTTAACAACTGCTAGTAGCACTAATAAAAATCAAAAAGCAAAACATACAATATACTTACCAATTCCAAGACAAGTTCAGGATGCAAATAGTGTTCAATATGGAAATGGAACTTTAAACCCTCTAGAGGCAATAGGAACAGGTCTAGTTGCAGGAGCATTAGACAATCCAACCTTGGAACAAATACAAGCTTCATTTGGATTGATTATTCGAGAAGGAATGGATGCGATACGAAATAATCAAGATGCAATCGGTGCAGCAGTTGCTGGTAGGGCGATTGGTGCTTTTGGTGGTAACGTAACACCAAATCAATTAATAGCGAGAGCATCAGGTCAAATCCTAAATCCAAACCTAGAATTATTATTTGAAGGGGTTCAACTCAGAGTGTTCCCGTTTCAATTTGAATTTTTTCCTCGAAATTATGATGAAGCACAACAAGTTAAAAATATAATAAGAGTTTTAAAAAGATCCATGGCTTCTAAAAAAGGACAGACAGGAAAAGGGATCTTTATTAAACAACCAGATATATTTCAACTAGAATATAAGCAGGGAAGCAAACCTCACCCATTTTTAAATAAATTTTTACCTGCTCACCTTACAAATATGAAGGTGAATTATACACAATCTGGAAACTATTCAACATTCTATGACGGAACACCAACACATATGACTGTCCAATGTTCATTTACAGAGGTAAATCCAGTCTATCAGGAAGATTATGATGGAGAAGATGCAGGAAGCGGAGTTGGATACTAATGACCTACTTTAGAGAACTACCAAACTTAAATTATCAATCTTTTCTTAAAGATAGAAATAATTCTACAGATTACATTCAAGTAAAAAATTTATTTCGTAGAGCAAAACTACGTGATGATTTACAATATATTTTTACTTCTTTAGTAAATTATTATATAAGGGACGGGGTTAGACCTGATCAAGTTGCAGAGTCAGTATACGGTGATGAAGGATTAGATTGGGTTGTTCTCACTTCTGCAAATATCATAAATGTAAGAGATCAATGGCCACTTGATAGTCGTGAAATTTACAATTATGCAGAGATCAAGTATGGGAAGGATCTAAATCAAATCCGTCACTATGTAACTACTGAAGTTAAAGATGCTGATGGTAGATTAATACTACCAAAGGGTAAAGTTGTTGATGAAGGATTTACAATCCCAGATCCTTCATCCTCCACCGCTACTTTGAATCCTGTTAGTGGAGTTACATATTATGAATATGAAACTAATTTAAATGATCAAAAAAGAGAAATATATATTTTAGACTCTAAGTATTTGGGAATGTTCTTAAAAGATATGAGAACGATCATGAGATATAAAGATTCATCACAATTTATAGATACTGATTTAATACAGACAGAGAATACAAGAAATACAGATCCAAATTAGATCTATGAAAACTTATCTACAATTTATCTTAGAAGTAAATTATCCTGAAGATGGAACTGATATAGAAAAAGAAAGATGGAATAAAGTAAAAGCCAAACTTGATTCTATGTCCGATGAAGATAAAGAATCCAGAATTATTGGGGCTGTCGGTAAAGACAAAGATGGTATGCAAAGATATAGTCTCAAATTAAAAGCAAGTAGAAAAAAACAACAAGTAGTAAGGAAAGATCGTGCTGACTTCCAAACAGATCCATCAGTAAAAAAAAGAGATTATAAATCAGCAGTTAAAGATATAACATCGAAGGGAGATGAAGCTCACCATAATGTGCCACTTGATAGAGGGGAAACATTATTTAAGGGTAAAACAAAAAGAGAAAGACAAAAACTAAGAGACAAATATGCAAAGTTAGGAATTTATTTTGGTAATGATCCGAGAAATTTATCAAGTTTATCTGCAAAGGATCATAGAGGGGAAGGTGGAGCACATAGACAAATTGATGCAATGGATAAGAGCATCAAAAAAGCAGGAAAAGAATCTGATAGTATATTTGGTAAAATAAAAGATTTAGGAATAAGTAAAAAAGAAAAGGAAAGAAAGAAAAAGACCGCAGATGATTCTACGGTCTGATTTTACTTAAGTAGTAAATTTAAATATGCTGCTATAACTAACAACGTTAGACAGAGTTGATTGTATCTCACTCTTCAGCAAGTCTTGCAAAGTATGAAAGAGTGTCCTCTTCATCTGATTCTGCAGCAGCAGTAACTGGTGCTGAGGTAGATGTAGTGGCTGCAGTAACAACTTGCTCTGCTCTTTCTCTTTCAATTATTTCAACTTCATCTTCAACTTCTGCATCTTGACGAGGTGCAGCATTTCCAAGAACGTAACCAAGACGCTTCTTCAATTCTTCATATGACTTGAACTGATCTGCAGCGACCAACTCAGCAAGGGAGAACTGCTTCTTCCATAATGCTTCTAGAGCATCGTCATCATCTAGGATAGGACTAGGTGCAGCGAACTCAGAACTATCATAGTTTCTGTAACCTGCTACATTCTTTGCCTTCAACTTGAAGTTAGCACCCTGCCAGAAATCAAATGGGTCGATTGCTTCTTCGTCTTCAAACTCAGGTTGCATCGCAGCAGTAAGTTTATCAAAGATTTTCTTACCATACTTGAATAGGAATACTTTCCCTTCATTATCTGGATTTGCAGGATCCTTCACAACATATATGTTGGAAATGTAAGTTAGTTTACGCTTTTGCTTTCTTGCTAACTCTTTTCCAGCATCTGTACCGTTATTCCACAAAGATGTGTTGTATTCGGATACTGGGTCTTTCTGACCTAGTGAAGTCAGAGAGTTTTCAATATACCAACCACCAGGTCCTTGGAAGGCATGTGAATATAATTTTACAAATGGTAAATCTTCACCATTTGGTGCAGGTAGAAATCTGATAACAGCATAACCGTTACCTGACTTATCAACGTCTAGTTTCCATAGACGCTCATCGCCTGAGCCTCCATTATTATTCATCTTCTCGACCTGCTTCACTAATTTAGCGGTCAAAGAACCTAATTTGGATTGTTTTTTTAAGTCTGCGAATGACATTTAGATTACCTCGGATTAATTTGGATTCGGGGGATGTTTAGATTATATCAGAAAAGTCCTCGTCAGTCAACTTTTCGTTCGCATTTGAAATAAATGCGGATCTGATGATATTTGGGACTTTTGTACTCTTCTCTTTTAAGAGGTGTTGAGTATTCTCTGAGTGGATTACGGTGGATTGAAATTTGATCGTGTTTATGATACATAAAGTAACTAGTGTAACTAGTTATTTATGCTTCGAGAAACTCTTTCAGTGCGTCAATAGTAGCATGCATATTTTTAAATAATACAGCAATATCAGTTCCTTCGGGATATCCCATCATGGTAACTGTTTTGTTCAAACTTTCTTTCATAATAACTGCATCTGGATCATCTGATAATGATAATCTAGTGTACATAATACGCTGCTTATCTAACAGTTCTGTTAGTTTACTTACATGATCAACTTGCTCATCATGATTCATCAAATGAAAATGGACGAGTTTTCCATAAACATCTTCTTGAAGTTTATTGATATCCTCCAAAGCATCTTTGATGATTTCAGAGTCAAAAAAAGCACTCATAGTAATTCTCTAAGAACCTTCTTGTATTGGAATACATCTATATTTATGAAAGGAATATATTTCCTTATTTTCATACTGACGGTTTCCCACACAGGATCATCCAACTTCTTATCAAAGTCTCTCACAAAACCAAAGATCTGTTCAAGTATAACAAGTATCTCTAAATTTAGTTCACCACCAAGATATTTTTTCAACAGAAGTGGATGACCATTAGAACAATTAAACAACTCCTCCAGATCGTTGTTGTCTAATAAATCAGTGACCTTATCTTTA